CATTATTGTGTGAAAGAATCTATTAGAGTCTGGCCAGGTTCTCCTGCTAGACCATATGAAGAGCAGGAACACATGTGGGCTATGAGAGATCAGTTTCAAAGAATGCTACTAGATTATCAGTTTACAAACAGTTAATAAATATCTCTAGGTGAGATTTTATTATGGCTGACCTGGTTATTGAAAAGGTTAACGAGGTATATTTAAAAATTGAAACTGAACCTCATGTAGAGTATGAGCTACGTGATAGGTTTACGTTTGAAGTACCAAATATGAAGTTCATGCCTCAGTATCGCAAGAGGCATTGGAACGGAGAGATTCATCTGTTTGATATTAGAACGAAAAGAATCTATGTCGGACTATTAGATAAAGTTATTGCGTTCTGCGAGAAAGCAGGATATACATATAAGTTTGAACCTAATAAGTTCTATGGATTACCATTTGAAGTTAATGAAATGGTGAGTCCTGAAGGTGTCAAAGATTTCATGGCATCTATCACACCATTAAAACCCAGAGACTATCAGATAGAAGCAGTATCTGATGCTTTACGATACAATAGAAAACTTCTCATATCTCCCACGGCATCTGGTAAATCATTCATGATTTATTCTATTGTTAGATTCTTTGTGAATGCTGGCAAAAAGATTCTATTAGTGGTGCCTACAACGTCCCTGGTAGAGCAGATGTATAAAGACTTCCAAGATTATGGATGGGATGCTGAAAACCACTGTCACAGAATCTATGCTGGTCGTGAGAGAGTTAATACTAATGAGGTAACTATTACTACCTGGCAATCTGTCTATCAATTAGACAGAAAATTCTTTGAAGAGTATGATGTAGTAATTGGCGATGAGGCGCACCTTTTTAAGAGTAAGTCTCTTGTAGGTATTATGGACAAGTTACATCATGCCAAATATAGATATGGGTTCACAGGAACATTAGACGGCACACAGACGCATAAGTGGGTGTTAGAGGGACTGTTTGGTCCATCATATAAGGTAACGGGGACTAAGAAACTTATTGATGAAGGACACCTTGCCAATCTTGATATTCAATGTCTAGTTTTAAAATACAAACCAAAGAAGTTTGATACTTATGAAGATGAGATTCAGTTCTTAATTAGTCATGAAAGAAGAAATAATTTTATCAAGAATCTAGCGATAGATCTAAACGGTAACTCTCTGATACTGTTCAGTCGCGTAGAGGCTCATGGTAAGGTCCTTTATGAATTGATAAATAAAAATGTTAGTGAAGGAAGAAGGGTGTTCTTCGTTCACGGTGGTGTTGATGCTGAAGATCGTGAGTTAGTCAGAGAAATTACAGAAACACAAAAAGACGCAATTATTGTCGCATCTTATGGCACCTTCTCAACTGGAATCAACATTAAGAACTTGCATAATGTAATCTTTGCCTCTCCATCCAAGTCTCGTATTCGGAACTTACAGAGTATTGGTAGAGTCCTTCGCAAAGGCAAAGATAAGGTAAGTGCCAAACTATATGATATTGCTGATGATCTGACCACAGGATCAAGAAAGAATTATACTCTTAATCACTTTATTGAAAGAGTTAAGATTTACGTCCAAGAAGAATTCAATTATGACATTATATCAATTGACATAAAAGACTAGAAAAGGAGAATAACCTATGATTGAAGATGATTTCTACGCAACTATAAAACTTAAATGTGGTGATGAGATCTTCTGTAAGGTAGCAGCATCAGAAGAAGACAACAGGACAATGCTATTGGTATCAAATCCAATTGTAGTATCAGAAATTAAAGTTAGAGGAACAGTACAAGGATATAATTTTGAACCTTGGTTAAAGACAACTAAGGAAGATATGTTTATCATGAATCTAGAAGATGTCTTGACAATGAGTGAATCAGAAGATATTGAAATGATCCTATACTATCAAGATTATATTCGTAAACAGAGTAAAGGGAACTTTGCTAAATTAGATAGGAAGATGGGATACTTGGCTTCTGTCCATGAGGCTAAAGAGGTTTTAGAGAAACTCTATAATAATAGCTAGAACTTATTCTTCAAAGGCGACAAACCTAGTCTATACCGTATTGAGTATCTTGTCAAGTGCCTTCTAATCTGTTATAATAAGTGAAACGGATTTAAACATATTATGGCTGTTAACAATGCTTATGGGGTTATGCCGAGACCAAAGAAATCAGAACATTACGTCAATAATAAAGATTTTCTTAATGCTTTGGAGTTGTACTTTGCTCAAGTGGCAAGAGCAAAGTTGAATGATCAACCTAAACCTCCTATCCCTAGGTACATCGGTGAATGCTTCCTGAAGATTGCCAATCACCTATCGTACAAACCAAACTTTGTCAACTACATGTTTAAGGATGACATGATCTGTGACGGCATTGAGAATTGTGTTAGATATGTTCATAACTTTAATCCAGAGAAATCAAAGAACCCATTCGCATACTTTACTCAAATCATCTACTATGCCTTCTTGAGAAGAATTCAACAAGAGAAGAAGCAGTTGGAAATCAAGAATAAGATTCTTGAGAAGACAGATTTTGATGAGGTGTTTGATGCCAATGAGATTGACAGCCAGAATTATTCGGACTATAATTCCATCAAGGATGCTGTCCATTCCAAACTTCGTAACTGATGCTCGTAGCGATTATCACTGACACTCATTATGGTGCTCGTAAAGGGTCTAAACTCTTTCACGACTACTTTGAGAAATTTTATAAAGATGTATTCTTTCCTACTCTAGACAAGATGGGCATTACTCATGTGATTCATATGGGTGATGCTTTTGATAGTAGAAAGGGAATTGAGTTTAAATCTCTTGACTGGGCAAAGCGTGTTGTGTTTGAACCTCTGAAAGAGAGGAACATCACAATGGATTTGATGGTAGGTAATCATGATGCGTACTATAAGAACACCAATTCTATCAATGCGGTAGAACTGCTACTTAAAGAATATGATAATGTTATTACCTATTCTAGAGCACAGGAAGTCAAGATTGGTAACTTAAACGTACTGTACATTCCATGGATTTGTGAGGAAAATGAAAAGGATACTATTAAATCTATTAAAAATTCAACTAGCAAGTGTGCGATGGGGCACCTTGAACTCCAAGGATTTAGAGCTCATCGTGGATGCGTCATGGAGCATGGTATGGAAAGCAAACTATATCAGAAGTTCCAGCGGGTATTTTCGGGTCATTACCATACAAGGTCAGATGATGGAACAGTCTTCTACCTAGGCAATCCTTATGAGATGTTCTGGAATGATGTAAATGATGTTCGTGGTTTTCACCTCTTTGATACAGAGACGATGGAACACACACCTGTTAACAATCCGTATACATTATTCAAGATAATCTATTACGAAGATACCGATCATCAACTATTTGACACCAGAGAATATGAAGGCAAGATTGTAAAAGTTATTGTCCGCAAAAAGTCTGACAGTGTTCAATTTGAGAAGTTCATCGATAAGTTGTACTCTTCAAATGTTGCTGATTTAAAGATTGTTGAAAACTTTGTTCTCAATGATGAAGATGTAGACATAGATGGATTAGAGACAGAAGACACTCTTTCTATTCTTGATAGATATATTGAAGAAGCAGACATTAGTCTTGATAAGTCTATGGTCAAAAACTTCATGAGATCAACATATCAAGAGGCTTGTGAATTAATTTTCTGATGTTTATACTTACTGTCGCAGGCAAAGAGAAAGACGGAGCATATTCAGTCGTAGATGATGACGGAGAGCAAGTTCTCTATATTTTCGACCAAGAAGATGATGCCATGCGATATGCGATGCATCTGGAAGAGCTTGACTATCCAGAGATGCATGTGCTAGAAGTAGAAGATGAAGTGATGATCAAGACATGCGAAATGCATGACCATCGCTATACTGTGATTACTAGAAATGACATTGTGATTCCCCCTGATAACGCGAATGATTACCTTTAAGACTATTTCATGGAAAAACTTTTTATCAACCGGGAATCAACCCACTACTGTTCAACTTGATAGAAAGTCTACATCTTTAATTATTGGATCGAATGGCGCTGGTAAGTCAACTATTCTGGATGCTCTTACTTTCTCTTTATATGGTAAGTCCTTTCGTAAGATTAATAAGGGGCAACTGGTCAATAGTGTTAATGAAAAGAATTGTTTTGTAGAAATTGAGTTTGACATTGGCGGCATCATATGGAAGGTAGAACGTGGGATCAAACCAAATATCTTTAAGATATTTCGTAATGATGAAGAACTAAATCAAAATGCTTCTGCGATTGATCAACAGAAGTGGTTAGAGCAAAATGTCTTGAAGATGAACTACAAGTCATTTACGCAGATTGTTATTCTAGGTAGCAGTACTTTTGTTCCTTTCATGCAACTTCCTGTGTCAAGTCGCAGAGAGGTTGTGGAGGACCTGTTGGATATTAAGATCTTCTCATCAATGAATGATATTGTCAAAGGAAAGATCAGACTCCTTAAAGATGAAATTAAAACTCTTGATCTCAAGAAGGAATCCTTAAAGGATAAAGTTGACATGCAGAAAGGGTTTATCAATAAGATTGAGAGTCAAACAAAAAATGATATCGATAAGAAGAAACAACTGATTACTTCTTACGAAGAAAATATTCATAATCGATATCAAGATGGATTTAATCTTGAGAATCAAATGCAGGACTTGAAAGATGAAATGGAGAAATATTCTAATGCTACTAAACGTTTAAGAGACTTTGGTGGTATTAAAGGTAAATTGTCACAACGTATCGGTAAACTTGTAGGGGACCATAAGTTCTTTTCTGATAATTCGGTATGCCCTACGTGCGGTCAGGATATAGAGGAGTCGTTTCGTGTAAATAGAATTAAGGATTCCCAAGATAAAGCAGAAGAGTTGCGTAAGGGGTTTGAAGAACTTCAACAAGCAATTAAAGATGAGGAGTTGAGGGAATCTAATTTTTCAAAACTATCCCAAGAGGTGAGTTCGTCCCTTAATGGCATTTCTACTAACAATACTGAAATCACTGGACTCCAAAGACAAATCAGTCGATTGGAATCAGAAATTCAAACTATTACCACAGAAATCGAAAATCAAAGTATTGAGCATGAGAAGTTAGCAGAACTAAACGAATCTCTTCAGGAAACATACGATAATCTTGCTGAAAGAAAAGACAAGGTATCATACCAAGACTTCATCTATAATCTTCTCAAGGATGGTGGAGTTAAGGCAAAGATTATCAATAAGTATCTACCACTCATTAATCAGCAGGTCAATCGTTATCTGCAGATGATGGATTTCTATATCAACTTTAAGTTGGATGAAGAGTTTAACGAGACTATTGAAACTCCGATTCACGAAGACTTCACCTATTCTTCTTTCTCTGAAGGAGAGAAGATGAGGGTTGACTTGTCTCTACTTTTCACCTGGAGAGAGATTGCTAGACTTAAGAATTCTGTTAATACTAACCTCTTGATTATGGATGAAGTGTTTGATTCATCTCTTGATGGATTTGGTACAGAGGAGTTCTTGAAGATTATTAGCTTCGTAATCAAGGATGCTAATATCTTTGTCATCTCTCACAAGACTGGTCTTGAGGATAAGTTTGATGAGGTCTTAAAATTTGAAAAAATTAAGGGATTTAGCAGAATGTTGAGTTAGATAACAATGTAACTAAAAGACATTAAGTTAGCATACGCTGACTATATAATACAGTGACGGAGGTTATTATGCGTAATCTTATCTCTCGTAATGAACTAGCATCATGGAAGTGGGACGAAAAGGCAACTATCGATCAAAAATACGACCAAGTGTCCGAATACTTTCAATGCATTTCAGACTGTGAAATAATCGACCAAAACGCCAGGAGGGTCTGTAGACACATTCTAACTGAATAGGAAGTAAGCAACCCAACGGAGTAATACCACCAAAGTCCCCTGTATCCTTACGGATGCGGGGGATCGGTCTATGTGACAGTTGTCAAACTGGTAGGACCTGGTTTAAAACTGCTCTGACTGCGGTATGATATCTACATACAAAGCAAAGCACGATGACTGTAAACTACGAAATCAAGTCACAACTTGCTCGTCTGCTTGCCACCGAGGACTTGGTGGTTGAGAATCGCAACGTCGCCACCGCGCAGTTTAATGTTGAAACCCGTGTGCTGACGCTGCCAATGTGGAAGCGAGCAAGTGAGAACGTATATGACATGCTGGTTGGTCATGAGGTAGGTCATGCCCTGTTCACCCCTAATGAGTGGGATTGGGAAGATCGTATCCCCCGACAGTTTGTCAATATTGTTGAGGACGCTCGTATTGAGAAACTGATGAAGCGTCGGTATCCTGGTCTGTCTAAAAGTTTTTACAAAGGGTACAGCGAACTGGCAGAGGATGACTTCTTCTGTCTGGAGGGTTCTGATGTCAGCGATATGAATCTTGCTGATCGTGCCAACCTGTACTACAAGATTGGTAACTTCACTGATATTCCTTTCACTGAGGAAGAGATGTCTCTTGTCAAGATGATGGCAGAGACTGAGACTTTTTCTGATGCCCTGATGGTCGCAGAAGAGATCTATCGTCACTGTAAGGATGCTCAGAAGCGTGAGACTCCTCAAGGAGATCTGCCTCCGCAGAAGACCGATCAAGATGGTGTGCCACAGCAAGAGTCACAGCAAGCAGGTCACCAGGGAACTGGTGATGGTGAGGAGGATAATGAATCTGTTGAACCAGAGGATGATGAGTCCTATGGTGGCACCATGCAGATTGAAGAAGAAGAACCAAAAGTTCAGACTGATCAGTTGTTTGAAGAGGGTGCCGAAGAATTTAATGGTAATATTGAAGGACAACATGACCCCATGTATTGTGAAGTCCCCAGTGTTGATCTTAAACACTTCATCATCTCTAACGAAAGAGTTCATGGTCTAATCAACGAATATTGGGAAGAGGGTTTGAATCCTAAACCAGTTTGGTGTCCTTACGATAAAAAATATGAGACTCGCGATCCCTATAATTTTGGATACGCTGATGCTGAGTTTGAGAAGTTTAAGAAGTCTGCTCAGAAAGAGATCAATTATATGGTGAAAGAGTTTGAGTGTAAGAAGTCTGCTGATGCTTATGCTCGGGCAGCAACTTCTCGCACTGGTGTTCTTGATTGCTCCAAACTTCATACTTATAAGTACAATGAAGATCTCTTCAAGAAAGTGACTGTTCTCCCTGATGGTAAGAATCATGGTTTAATCTTTATTCTTGATTGGTCTGGTTCTATGGGAGACTGTATTGTTCCCACTATCAAGCAACTTTTAAATATTGTTTGGTTCTGTAATAAGGTTAACATTCCTTTTGATGTTTATGCCTTTACTAATAACTGGGCAAAACCAGAGAGGTATGGTATAGATTGGGAAGATCTTGATACTCAGGAAAATGAACAGGGTATGTTTAACATCACTGGTGGTCATTTCAGTTTGTTGAATATGCTTTCCAGTAGTGCTAAAAAAGGGGAGATTGAGAAGCATATTTTAAATCTTTGGAGAGTTGCTTTCTCATTCAAGAACTGGGTTTCTTATAGTATTCCTTCAGAGGTGGGATTGTCTGGAACTCCTCTTCACGAATCACTAATCTGTCTTCATGAAATTATCCCTCAGTTTAAAACAAAGCATGGTGTTCAGAAGACTCACTGTGTTATTTTGACTGACGGTGAGGCAAATAGTTTGCCAGTATTCAAACGCATCACTGATTATAAGGGTGATGAACGTCTTGGATGTTGTTCTATCACCGCTGGTTCGTTTCTTCGTAATCGTAAGACTGGGCATACTTATAAGTTCTCTCAAGCGTATTATAAGTTCACTGATGTTCTTCTTCAAGATCTTCGTCAGACATTTCCAGAAACTAACTTCATTGGTATTCGCCTTTGTAATGGTCGTGAGATGGGAGATGTCATTCGTCGCTATGAATACGCGAGTGATGAGGCTATCAGGAAAGCAAAGAAGGTAAAGAGTTATGCTGTAAAGGACTCTGGATATACCAGTCTGTTCACCATGCTCTCCAATTCACTTGAAACTACTTCTGAACTTGATGTTGATGAAGGTGCTACCAAAGCAAAAATCAAGTCTGCTTTTATGAAGAATCTTAAAGCAAAGGCACTAAATAAAAAAGTGTTGAGTCAGTTCATGGATTTGGTTTGTTGACCAATCTTTAAACCGTCTACTAGGGACCGATAGCGGTCCCACCTTGTCCTATACTAAACCTGTTGAACAAACGAACTACATCATGGCACTATCTACCGAATACGTTGTCTCTTCGCTTCAAGCATTGTATGGGGAAACAGTTACGTCTGGCGATGTAAGAGCATGGTGCCAGATGAATGATACTACATATCAAACCGTTGTTAAGAAACTAGACAACTATAAGTCTAGTCGCGGTAAGTGGGAACTCGTAGAAAAAGAAGAACTCGAAAAAACATATCAAGCACCAGCAGCAATGCCTGCTTCACAGAAAAACCTTATTCCTGCAAAAGATGATACCTTCGTCAGCTTTGGTAACTTCGCTGATATTAAAAAGATTGTTAAGTCCGGTCTATTCTACCCTACGTTTATCACAGGTCTTTCGGGTAATGGTAAAACGTTTTCTGTTGAGCAAGCGTGCGCCCAAACAAAGCGAGAACTTATCCGCGTAAACATTACAATCGAAA